ATTATAGTAATACCAATAACCATCAGATGTATTTAGATAAATTTTACTATTATCTGTCATATCTGAAGTAGATGAAACAACTTCAGGTGTTAAATCATTTAAAGAATTTACTTTTTCATCAAGTTCAGTAATTCTCTGATTTGTAAATGCAACATAATCATTCACATATTTAGAGAATAACAAATCTAACTGTCCATTAGCATACATCTCATCTAGTTTATTATTTATTTCGTTTTGTACATCCAAATTATCGAAGTAATGGTCCATATATTCTTGCAATTGATTAACAAGAGCGGTCAATTCCACAACTGCTTGTCCATTTGTATTAACTGTAGGAACAATTTCGTTTTCCAAATACGCTTTTAACGCATACAATGCTTCCATATAGCTCATACTCTCGTCAAAAGCTAATGGAATAGTCTTTTGGCAGAATACGATAAATGGGCTTGGATATTTTGCTTGCATATTTACTCCTTTAAAACAGACCCATAAAGAGGTCATTTAATTCTTCAATTATCATCATATCAATGGATTTAAGATTTCTGTTTAGTTTTTCATAGATTTCAATGTTGTATTTTTTACCGTTGCTTCCAATAATTTGTTTTGTATATTCTTCAGTTGTACTACCATCACTCGATGTTTCATCTGTAATCTTATTTGAATTAAGTGTAAGGTTGGTGGCCCATTTCTGATTTTCAATATCAGTCGAAGCCAGTTGCCCTTGCGGTGTATCTTGGAATAGATTCTTGTTCGTTCCGTTGCTTTCGCTTTCACTCGAAGCTTCGTTTTCAACACTTCTTTCTAAGGTTTCGGTTAAGTCTACATTTCCGAGAGCATTTTCGGCTAATTTAATTTGTGCTTGATACATAATATTGTATTTTGGCATAATTAAATTCATTGAATTTTTTAAGAAATGACGGAACAAAGCTGGAGTTTCGAATCCGATTTCGGATATATAATAGTAATCCAAAATATTTTTGTTTAATACATCGCGGTAATTTTCATCAAATATCGGATATTCGTCAAGTTCAAAATCGAAATGATTGTCGATAAGTGCTTTAATTGTAATTGTATATTTACTCATTTTCTACAATCCTTTCTTTTTCAACTATATTATCAATCTCATCTTTTAGTTTTGCTATTTCTTTACGATTAACTGATAATTCAATTTTCACATCACTATCCGACAAAAACTTTTCGTTGATTAAATCGCACGCTTCTTGTCTAGTTTTGTAGAAGCAGTTTAGATAGAAGTTAGTTAGAGCTTCCGAGCCTTCGGCCTCAGCGGTAATTAAACGTTCTTTCTTATCTGAAAAGAAGTTGTCTATTCCTAAGAAGTTTAACGCTTCGGTCATTAAGTCTTTCTTATGTTGTGTAAGCTTATCAATAATGTACGGCGCATCGGTTTTCATCACACTTAGTTTGTTTGATACGTCAAACTGTTTATTCCCATAGATGAATGGCGTATTTCCGCTGTATTGTTCATACACTTGTTTTAAGCTTAGAATTGATTTAGTATCACCCTGAATCAAAACAGGGGTTTTTTGCGACACCAGATTCACATCTATTGTACGTTCAGTTTCATATAAACGATACGCAATTAACATGATGGTGTCGGCAGTTGGTTTTTGCAGGTTGTTATTCATAATATAAACAACATCGTCAAATTTAAATTCTTTATTATACCCAACAGACCAAGCTTGAACCTTAGTCGGGAGTTTATAGATATTTAATTTATCGGATGGATTGACGCATAAAACCATTTTTCCGAGTTTAGGGTCATTAACAAAGCAAGCCCTGCCATACTCATATAAGGTTTTTTCAAGAAATTGCTCCGCGCCAAAGCCTGCGACTTCATCTAAGTTTTTCCATGAAAAGATAGACGTAGATAAAAGTTTTAATCTATCGAGGTAATCAATGAAGGTGGCGTTATTGGCCCCCATCGCAACATCGATTTCTTTTCTAGTTTTAGGTGTGAACATAATTACCTCATACTATCGCATTATTTAAATTATAGTTGTACATATTTGTTGCTCCATGCCAGAATGTGCATCCTCTGTCAAACATTGTTCTAATTACTCTTAAATCGTCTTGCGGAATATCGCCTTCAATATTGCAGTCAATTGTTTTTACATAGTTCCAATATTGTCGTCCGGTGATGCTTGGTGTTTTAACTCGATTTACTTTGTAACCATACATGGTGAAGAAATCGTCAATGATGCGCGCATATTCTGGTTTAACCGACATTTCATAAAATGAGATGGCATTTCTGGTATAAGCAAACATAATGTCGCCTGTGTTAAGGTCGCCTTGAGCTTGGTCTGGGATTACACTCGCTTCATGTACTTTAGCAAGATTCCCAATTACAGCCATTAAACCGCTTGTTACACCGCCAACAACTGCGCCTGCAACTCCACCGTATAAACCGCCGGATATAGTTCCGCTAACTGCGCTTGTAATAACAGATGTGTTCATATTTACACCGTTTTGGGTTAACCAGTTTGTGTAATAATCAGTTGTCCACGCGCAAATCGGGGTCTTCGCGTAATTGATACCATAATTATATAGTCTTGTTCCGTAACCGGTACTTTCTGCATGGTTTTTGTAATTTGTAAAATATAATTTAGCAGACAATGATGCACTAGGAACAATAGCTTTTTTATAGGTCGCAGTACGTCTAGTAACACCATCAATAGTTACAAATGGAAAATCTTCCCAATGATAAACTACATCTGTTCCTGCCTTATTCGTGGCATAGAAATACGTGTATGGATAGGTTAGAAGTTTATTGTTTTTTGGCGTATAGTTTCCAGACAGTACCACAGGTTGTTGCAATTGATATGAGCTAGTTGTGAGGCTGTCATATAACGGATAAACTGCAACGCCTGAACCAACGCTTGATGATGCAAAGGTTGTTGGGCTTCCACCTGTGGCCAGATTTCCTGTACTTATATCAATGTTAACAAGGTTGCGCGGTACAACATAAATGTTTTTAATCGCTTGGGCTAATGTGTCACCGCTCTCATTAAATACGGTTATAACATTTCTAGCCGTAGTAATTCTGGTTGCAAATAAGTGTAATGAATTAAACACACCGCCAATTGTATCAACTTCACCATTAATTTTAGTTATGGCTTGTCCAGAGCCTGAATCGTTTGGTAAATCGGTAACTGCAAAACATACAAACCAGTCTGTAGATGGAGTGGAGGTTTCGAAAATTGGACTATTTCTTAGGTCTAATATATCATATTCACCTGTTTCTAAGCCTTCCGGCACAGTATGCGCTCCTACCGTATCATCATTCACATGTTCACGTTCAACGAAGCAAGGTTTATATAGTAATGAGAAGTACCAAGTTTGGAAGCAGTCTGTTTCGAATTTGACTAATGTGCTGTCCTCAGATAAATATTCCATCGATGTGATAAAACAATAGTAAGTTCGTGGGCTAAAGCCTGTGTTTTGATAGTAAAGATAGTTACATTGTCTTAGCGTTTCAACATTACAATTAACCTTAATACCACCATCTTTCCTGATATATGTGTTATCAGTAAAAGTGTGGACAACTGTACTAGCAAAATACGTGCTTTGGGCAGTTTGACTTGCAAAGGTTAACTGATGTTTGTAATCTGATTCAAGTGGTGTCTGACAGAAATAGACAGTCCCTTGAGGATTAACTGCAGTCATTATTATCCTTTCATATCAATCTCATTTATTAATCGTTGTAATTCAGATACTACGTCAGCATTGTCTAGTAAATCCCAATATATATTATCATATTCGCCTTTATGACAGATTACTTTGCATCCTAAGGCTTTGGCCTCAAGCTGGCATCGTCCGATTGAATAAACCGTTTTATACTGCGCAACCTCTTTTAAATTTGCGCGGCGGTTTTTGCCATAGATTTTATCGATTTTCTTATCGTTTAGAATCTTTTTCGGACATTTTTCTAGTCTGCCATAATAAGCTTTGTCTTTGGTTTTTTCATTTGTTTTGAATTGTTTAACGTACTTTATATCTATAGATAACGGGATTAATATCGAATGACATTTTGGTAATAACTTAATCATAAATTCGAGGGTTTTAATATTTGAACAAACCAGAATTAAATTGCGATATTGGTTTAACCATTCATAGCGTTCTGGATTTTTATTATTGTGAATAAATACAATTGAATTATCCCAACAACAGTCCGGAACATTAACTAAAACCCAATTACGATTAGTTTTAACCTTCGGAATAATATTCTTATATATCTCTCTTGAATAATAAAAAGCACCGTTATCCGGCACAATACCAAATTTCTTACAGTATTCTTTATATTCAGGTGAGAGATGTGAAAATATCATAAAATTCCTTGAAGGATACCCCGATTGAACGGGGTTATCCTATATTATTCTGAAGCGGCAGTAACCGTTACAGAGATGGTGTCGGTATGACCATTACAAGTCACAGTAATCGTTGCTGACCCGGCTTCAACACCAGTAATTTCAGCGTAGCGACCTTTAATAGTCACAGTTGCTTTACCCTCTGCCGAGCTTGAAGCTGTGATGGTTGAGGTAGCATTTGGTGGAGTAACGTTTAGATAAACTTGCACCTTCTTGCCAGCTTCAACGGTCACGGAGCTTGTCTCAGCTTCGATATCAGTAGCATCAACACTTGGTTTTTCAGTTGCGAGAATCACCGCGTTAGCGAATGGACAAATCGCAAAGGTTTCCCAAACATGCAAATATTCGTTCCAGCTCATTGTGCGAGCGTTGTAGAATTCATCGAAGCGGAAGATGTTGTCATAAATCTGGAAGAAGGCTTCATCAGCGATAACCGCCTGAATCTTGCCAGCATCATCAAATTTATCGACCTCAATTACGCGGCCGAGGAAGGTTGTTTTGTCCATATTAAATGCACTAGCGAGTACCTCGACATCAACTTCGGTCATCACATCAGCACGAACCAAGAAAACAACACGGCTTTCATCCGTCCAAGTAACAACAGGCTTATTATCACCAGTATTGAGCGAGTAAGCATTGTAGCTTGAGGATGGGAAGCGCATAGCTTTGTAGAGGTTGCGAGCTTTCTTCACAAAGGCTTTAGCGGTCGAGTCGCTTGTCACAGCCGTTACGGTGTCAATAATAGCCTTGTTTTCAGCATACGCACCCGCCACCAATGCCTTAGTGTACTTGAATTCATCAATGTAAGCACCAGAATAGAGTGACTGAGTAATCGATGCGATAAACGCTTCGAATTTATCCCAAGACACAAATGCACCTTGCAAAGCTTCGCGAGCGATGGTTTTGGTGTAAAGGTCTTTGCGATTTCGGCGGTAGTAAGCAACCTTCGTATCAGGGTCTGTAATGGTCAAAAGCTTGGCCATTTCAGCGTTGGAAAGCTGATATTGTTCAGCATCACTTGGGTTTGTGTAAATATCTTGGATATCTGTACCAAGTGGCTGACTACCTTTTTTCAAAATCGCTAAAGGATTTGAGTAAGATTTGTTTCGAATGATGGTAAGACCAATACGGTTAATGAGGTTGTTCACGAATTCGTTAAGAAGTGGTGAATAAGCGTCATTGAAAAGCAAGTTCGAGATAGTTGCAATATTATCTGCAGTTGCTTCTGGAATAACTTCTTGGAAATTACCTGTAGAGTTTTGGCGAACAAAGTTAAATAGTTTAGCTCCACTCATAATATATCTCCTTTATCGTTAATAATATCGCCGATATTAATTTCCCGTACTTCGCTTTGTTCTGTTTGGTTAGTTTTATAGGTTGTTTGTTCTGTATCTTCAAAGCCGATGCGCCTAAATAATTTAGCGTTTGCATCAACAAGGTCGGCCTTTTCTGTTCTTAAGGTTTCGATTTGCGCGCTTTGTTCCTCGTTTTGGTCTGTTAATGTTTTGTGTTCCGTCATCAAACTGATGAGTTCATCTGATATTAGTGCTGAGTTTTCCTCACCCACTTTTTCCTTAATATGGTCAATTGTTTCGTTAAATTTATCCATAATATACTCCTATATTTATTATAGCATAAACTTTTAGAGATAAAAAGAAAAGGCTGAATCGGCGAAAACAACCTTTTCTTCAAGAGTAGTTTGGAAAGTATGGGAATTGTGGAAAACCCACACCTTAATTATATCATAAGCCATTTCTTTTGTTTCGGAGTTTCCTTGCGTATAACACCCACGGGAATTTACTGCGTCCAGAAACGAGAGTTGGTGGAGTTGGTGGAGTTGTATGCCACGCACGATAGCGAAATGCGCCTAAGAATAATCTAATATCATATCCATGAACGTTAGTGTATGCACCGCCCTGTGGGTCTGGTGTACCACCGTTGTTTTCGGACAATATCGGAAATTCATAAGACCCCGGATTATTCGCGTGCCACGAAGCATAGTTATCATCTGCAAAACCGATGTGGCCGTATGGATTGCCGGTGTAATAATTATAGACAATTACATCGCCACGTTTAATATCGTCTAAGTTAGTGATGAGGTCGAAATAGGTTGTACCGCCATAAGCTACGTTGTTTAATCTATCACTCCAAATTTGCCATGCGTTGCCTGAACCTTGTGATGTTGGATAGCCCTGTGGAAAACCTACATTCCACCAGAATTCAACGGCGAGGTCATAACATTGGCATCCGTACATGTTATCGAAATTATATCCGTTGCCATTGGTAGCATTCCGCCATTCATCATATGTTGAGTGCGGAATGGTGACGTATCCAACATTATATGACATATTACCTTAATGCTCCCGTATCCGGATTTAAAGGGGTTGGAGTTGGCTCCGGAATCGGCTCAATATAATCGAGTGGTGTATATCCACCGATAAAATCTCTTACAGATATATTAATGATATTTGTACCGCTTCCACCAATACCATAATCACATGGAACACCACCTTGATTCTCACCAAGACAAGTCACATATCCATTATTAACTTTGCCGAGAGCCATACAAATGTGACCAGTAGTTTTACCGTCTAATACTATCCATGTACCCTCTTGTACTTCATCGGTACTCCAAATCGTCCTAAATTTATCTCTTGCGTTTTCGGAATAACAATCCATCATTCCTTTAGCTAGTCCAGTTCCGCAGGTTGACACATCATATCCGGCATAGCTCCACCAGAAAGCACGGGCCAGACTCACGCATTGTGCGCCAAAATAGTTGTCGGCCACTATACAACGCCCGAGCGTAGAGTTTTTAAAAGCTTCTGGGCTTGATGTGTCCACTTCTTCAATTGCGCCGAGTTCATAATAAAGCGCAGGCTCGGAACCTTGTAAATTTGTCGTGTCTTGGAACATTCCGCCGCCATCGATTTCATCTACGGTTGGAATATCTTCAGTATATTCGCCCATATCACCAATCGGTTGTGGTGCATATTCGATTTTTACTTGTACTTTGTCATCAATGTTTAGTGCGATGCTAATTCCAACTGTGCCGGCAAGTAATACAATAATTGGTGCTATTATTTTGGCGAGTTTTTCTTTATTCCATTTCTTCGCCTTTTTATTAGATTTTTTCTTAGTTGTCATAATTCATACTCCTGTTATACTTTAATTATAGCATTATTTTATTGTAAAGTCAGTTTCGACAAGTAATACTCCACCATCCACATGTTTATAACTAAGCTTTGGATTATCAATTTTCATGCCAACTGTTGAAAAACCGATTTTGAAATTATTAAAATCAATGTATTTACTCATGCGTTTTGGAAGTCCGGCAACTGTTACGTTGATTTTATCATCGTTATCTTGTTCGATATAACACTTTTGTCTTAAATATTTGCCCTTCTTAAAGGTTGATTCAAGTTTCCATGCTCCTAATTTATAATCATCTATTTCAATTGCATGACTTAGTTCCTCTACATCATCCGGCGAAAGTAGACAATGAAGGCTGTCTGTGTCCGCATATACTACCGCATCAAATCCGTATTTTGCTAAACTATAATCGCTAATTTTCTGCCATGAGCGTATAATATAGGCCCTTGCGTAAGATGTGATAAAACTAGCAATTGGAATATAAATAGTTTTTCTCTGCTCCATTTCACCCATCATATATTTAACTGAACCATCCGATGCGATATATGGATATTTCTTGCGACTATTACCGTTTAGACCAAATTTCCCGTATGTTGAGTTCAGCATTAATTTGGCGATGCGATACAAAGCTAAATTGCCGTCTTTTTTAGCTTCAATCTTCTTTTCTGTCCATTTATTAATATAGTCTGTAAAGAGTCCATTCATCGCGCGAAACTTCCAACCGCTGTGCCACGTGATATCTGTAACGTTGTAATTTTCAAAGAATAGTTTGAGGTCCACAGATGTAAGAGTGAGGGTGACTTCGCATCCATCTGATGATTCCACATACTCATTCGGAATAAATAAAGAATTGTGTTTAATTTGAATCGATGGTACTTTGCCTTGCTTCAAATCAAAAATGCAAGTAAGTTGCTGAACATACAAAGGATATAATGGGTCATTTTCATATTTTCCTGTAAAGAAAATCGGATTACCGTAAGGGAGTAAATCATACACCATACGTGCCGGATACATAGAGTTCACATCAAAGACTATTCCGCTTCCGGTTTCTTTTTCTTTATATAGAGGATTAAGATAAGTAAAACCGCCTTTATAACTGGCCCGAATATCATGGTCTATTTCCGGTGGTAAGATAGGAAAATATTTAGTAAAGTTTGGACACATCGTTTTATAGTCTGCAAGCGCATCCGAGCCGATGGTCATTTTAGTTAATCCTTCATTAAACATGATTTCAAGCGCGCGACTCATAATTTCCACATCGTTTCTAATATAATCGATTTCATGTGCTGTTAGTTTGTGGCCAATGTTTCGTTTCTTTTTATAATCAAGTTCAAGCTTGCGAATTGGCAAACCAAAGTCTTTAGCAATTTGGTCAACAGAAAAGTTGAGGATTTTTAAACTATCCAAGAATTTAACCTTGTTCACACGTCTATTTTTTCGAGTCTCAAAATAAACTTCGATGGAATAGAATTGACCCATGTCTGTAATAAGAGTGGTAAAAGTATTATCCGCGCGTTCTTTTTTATCCTTAATTAAAGTAAATCCGTGTGTCAAAAGCCAATGAATGATATATTCGCCATCAAATTTAAGGTTATGGAAATAAACAACCGGATTATCATTCTTATCTTCACACCAAGACATAAAATCATCTAAAGAATTGCCGTAAATAAAATTGTCCGGATTTCCAATTTCACAAATCGCATACGCCCAAACGCGGCAATCATCTTCTTCTGTAGTGGTTTCAAAATCTGCAGTATATTTAATCATGAAGATATTCGTCCGCCAACTGGTTGATACTATCAAATAACAGTTGTACGGTTTCGACATCTGCGTCAGAATAACCACCTGCTTTTATTTTCTGCAGGTCGTAATATTCGATAATCGATGAAAAGGCTTTTTCGGTTTCAAAGAATTTAATAAAATCATCTATATCCATCTTTTCTAGTTTTGCTTTGATAGAAGCCAAAGTTTCAGGGTCTATATCCGCTTTATAAGCAATATCCTCTAGGAAAGTGAAATAATTCGCCCATAATACATATTTTTGCCGGTTCATGCGATTAATTTGTGCCTGTGTTTTGCGCCGAAGTCTGTTGTAATCGCTTTGGTCTAGTCGAGCAACATCTTTATCCATACTCTTTCGAAGCACTCTTAAATTCTCATATTTTGCGTCCCCCATCCGTGCATAACTTACGGCTTGGGGTTTGCCTAACACTTTTGGAATGATATTACCATAGTCGTTGATTTTGTTGGTGTAACGTTTCTTCAGATATGTCATATCGCTTCTAAGGGTTTCAAGTTCCCATTTAGTTGCTTTTGCACCGCCCTGCAGGTCGACAATAGTTTCTGCCCCATCACGTGTAAATCGTTCTAATTGGCGAAGCCTGCGCTTTAAACTATTACGTTCAAAATAAGTCGATTTTAAATCATTCACCGTAATAGGGTCTGGAATATATTTCATTCCCTCATTCTGTAATTTAGTAACCTTACGATTAAAATCACGGACGATGCGGTTAATTTTAGCATTAAATTGTTTATCATAATTAATCATATTTATTCACTTTCTGGACTCCAAAAAAGCGAGTGACTTAGGTCATCATTAATCACTCGCTATATGGAATCGGCTGTTCTTTGCGACATTTAACTTATCCGCCTGTCCTAATCAATGGGCAAGAAATTTAGATATGATAAGCACCATTTTACGAGTTAATTTATATTAATTTTAAAGTCAACATCTCTTTACCGTTGCCCAATGGACGCTTCGCAACTTGTACTTTGATGCCTTCTTTATCCCATTTGTCTGGTGTACCATAAATCGCAAAGATTTTATTCAAGATATTATAGATTCCGTACGAGGTAGATACATAAGTTTTACCATCTTTAGCGAAGATTATAGTACGATATTTAACTTTTCCTTCCTCACTCTCGTCTTTCTTGTCGATGTACTGTTCAACATAGATGTCGCTCATAGTAATCTCTTGGCCTACACAGTTGTTTAAGAGTTGGTCACAGTTTTCCAAAGCATTGAAAAGCTTTTTCTTATCCTCGATTGTTTCAGTCTTAACTGAGCAATAGAATGGTCTGTTATTATTTTCAAATAGAGTGACTTCGTTTGTCATAATTTTAATTCCTTATTTAGATTTACTTAATGTTTCTAGTGCAACGTCTATTGCGTTTTTTATAACATTGGCTGTCCGTTGTTCGCCTTCAGTTGCATTTTTTAATGATTTTGGTCTTTTAACGGTGATGTTGCACGTGTCGTTTTGATTTTCTTTGACTGCAACTTCGATTTTTACCATTGGTGTGCCTTTCTATTTAGTTTGATGATTCATGGGTCTGGTTTCATTTTGTATTACCTCGTTTAGTTTGGTATATTCTTATTATAAATATTGAAAGTTTAAATGTCAACAACAATTTTCATTAAAGTTTTCCACATTTCCACAGGTTTTTACACATGTGATATAATTAAATTGTGACATCAGGGGATTAACTTAATATGCAACAGATGGAGTATCACGTTGAAGAAACGACTATCTGTGTGTTGAGTTGATTACTCCGTATTAACTCCCCTGTTGGTCACACCTAGAGGAAAGTTATGTATTATGATTTACAACCTGTTTTATCTTATAATGCATTAATTAACTTCATCGTAGGCGAGAGGGGTGTCGGAAAGACTTATGGATGTAAGAAATTTTGCATTAAAGATTATATTAAAAATGGGAATCAATTTGTTTATTTAAGGCGTTATGAAACGGAATTAAAAAATAGTTGCGAAGGCTTTTTTGACGGCCTAGTTAAAAATCATGAATTCGATGGACATGAATTTAAAGTTGTGAAGAAAAAACGCAGCATTGAATTCTGGTGCGATGAGGAATTGATGGGATTTGGTATGACCTTATCCACCGCATCGCAATTAAAGTCACGCGAATTCCCGAATGTAAAAAATTTAATTTACGATGAATTTATTATTGATAAGGGTATTTATCATTACCTTAGAAACGAGGTTCACGATTTCTTAGACATCTGCGAAACATTATTTAGGCTTCGCGATTTTAGGGCCTTTTTACTCGGAAATGCGATTAACCGGTCTAATCCATTTTTTAACTATTTTAATATTGATATGCCGTACAATAGCGAGATTAAAACGTATCGCGATGGTACAATTTTAATCTGTTGTATTAAAAATGAAGCTTATCGGGAAGTTAAGAAAAAGACCCGATTCGGCTCTCTCATATCCGACACCGAATATGGTAGATATGCAATTGATAATCAATGGTTGCATGAAAATAAAACCTTTGTGGGAAAACGGCCGGAAAAGTCCAAGTTTTATTTTACTCTGAAATATGGAAATACCAATTATGGCATCTGGTCTGATTACGAATCATCGCGAATTTACATTAGTAATAGTTTTGACCCAAGTTGCCCGATTGTCTTTACCTTAAATCCGGATGACCACAATGAAAACACGAAGCTGGTGTCACTCCGGCGTTCTGATTTCTTTAAAAATATGATTGAACATTACCGCATGGGGTTATTATGGTTTGAGAGCCAGCGCATCAAAGGCGCATTACTGCCGATGATTAACCAGTACGCTGTTTGACATAACATTTAGTGTTTGCTATAATATATTTAGATTTTTGACAAATAGTACATTTACCTCGTTTAATTAAATTTGTTGTGTAATAGCTAGTATGACGCACAATCTTATGAAAAAGCCACTCTAAATTGAGTGGTCTTTTTCGTCAAATTGGAGAAGTTTATTTAGGTTTAAAACCAAAGTTGTAACTAAAGTGGGAATAGTTACATCTTTATTATAGCATGTTTATCCAGAAAATAATTAATTTTGTTGGTTTTTTCATCACATTCAAAACAGCCGGGGAAACCAAGAATTTGCAGGGTGGTATTTACGATGGGAAGTTCTGTTTCCAGATTTCCTTTTGGTCTTTCTAAAAGTTGTTTTAAAAGATGGATGCGATTAGGGTCTAGTTTGTTCATTCTTCACCTCCGAAAAGCAAGTCTAGGTCGGCTCTTGTTTCTTCATTATATTCAACATAGTCTGAAAATGTTATCGTATTACCGTATTCGCCACCCATACCATACCTCTCAAACCTAAACCCTTTGTCTTTCAGCCTTTTCCAAGCCTTGAGTTTTTCAACAGCTTTTTTGGCTTCTTCTCGTGTGTCAAAGTAGTTGCCGATTTCTTGGTCTTTTTCTTTATCTTCTAAATGCGTGATTTTTTCTACACCGTTTTTTGTAGTATCATAATACCAATACTCTTTTGGTTCTTCGTAATCTTCCCATTCTTCATTTAATTCTTTTAATGAATTATATTCATATTCACAATTTTCATCACGAAGCCATACTTTTAAAAGATGGTCATCGTCATCGGTAAATGTAATTCCACAAAAACGAGCATGAACAATTTCCTTAGTTTTCTTATTTCTTAGTTTCATTTTATCCTTTCCTGATGGGGATTATTTTAAAATCGCCCGTGAAAATTTTAGAATTTATATTATTTAACGTTATTTAATTATTAATATTGAATTTTGGTTTTGATAAATTTGCCGTATATAGAGGGAGTGGATTTTCGCGCTTTTGAAGCCCTCCGCGCCCGTTCTGTTCGTTCCTTTTGCGTCATGTTCCGCGCCGCCTTCTTCCCCGCCTGTGAACATTTTAAACGCATTAAATCGTATAGTTTGGCCTTGTCAATAGCCTTTTCCAATTCGTGACTAATCAATCCAATATCCAATTGCTTGTCAATTGTTAGCGATTCCGAATCGTATATTATTGAATTAATTTTATGTATATCATTAATTAATCCGTTGTAATATTCTTCAATTTCAAACATTTTGATTCCCTTCTTATTAAAATAATTTTAATTGATTCGTTATAATATCCATTTCGCGATGTAACTGTTCGATGGCTTGCGATTCGTTATTAAAATAAACACATGACCGCGCTATTATATCGCTTCCACCGCACCAATTCTTCCGCCTTATTTTCCACGTATAGCCTAAAGATTCGCGATATAGTGACCCCGTCACATCACCACACCGCGAATCATATAATTTTTTCATAAATCTAATAATTCGATTCCGTAATTAATATACAATAACCCAATTATATCTTCATCTGTTCCGTATTTTGCAATTGCGTTGATTCGGCTATTTTTCGTTGTTCTTGCAAGTTCAATTGCAATTTTCCGCCAATCTTTAATATTATGTGTTTGGCCTTTATAATCACCCGATATACATCGATATTCCGCTTCTTTTGGTTCGGTTGTTTTCCATTTGATATAGATGGCGTTCACGGTGATGATTATGAATGCAAGGCCGAATATTTTAATATAAAACCCGTTCATCGTGATTCAACTTCCCTTCTATATTGATTATAACTAGATTCCTTATACTCTTCCCGAATAATTTTCGCCGCTTCCATATTTTGTGTAATTGTTAAAATTTCATCTTCAATAGGGCGCGTCAAAATATCATAACATTCTTTTGACAAGCGTTTGGCTTCTTTAATGATGTCATTCTTTTTGTAACAACCCCATCCAATTAAATGTTGAATTGTACCCCATCCGATTATATGGCCATAAAAATCCGTAAATTCGTAATCCTTATCCGTAACGCATGTTATACACATTTTGCCATAATCGGTGTCAAAATAGAATTGTTTTATTGTTTTGTTTGTTAAATTATCCATGATTAAATCCTTCCTTATTGTTTAAATTCGTTGACGGTAAAACCCATACCGTTGTTATTTGATAGTATAAGAAGCTTTTCCGAATCTTCATATTCGTTAATTTCTTTTAATTGTTCGATTAATTCGCTTGCATTGTCAAAATCGTTACGCGCGCAAGCTTCATTAATTTCTTTTTTATATCCTTCCGCTATATCACTATAATATCCGATTAATTCGTCATTGTTGTTATATATTGTATTCTTCATGGTATAATATCCTTATTTGTTATGGTTCATGTCACATCGTACTAATAAGAAGCGAATCGCTTTATATTCTTCCTGTGTGTTATAAATTTCTTCAACCAATTCTTCACGTAATTCATCTGTTATATTGATTAATTGAAAAGTCATATAATAAGCCGAATTGTGTTCGCGAATCGGATAGGCAAGGCGTTTAATTCCATCGTCATAAATGTGTGTTATTGGCGCGTACATTGTAATCATATTTTCGAATTTTAATATATCACTAGTTGTAACCGATTCGTCAAATAGTACTGTTAATTCATAATATTTTGTTGTTTTCATGGTGTTGTTCCTTCCTATAATCCTAATATTTTATTAAATTCGTTGACAAACTTTTGCGCTTGACGGCCATCCAATCGCATAGCAATTAATCCTTCACGGTAATAGTACACGTTTTTAAAATTCGTTGAAAGATTATTTTCTTTTTCAATTATTCCTTTATGATTCAACACCCCTTCTTCAATAGTATAATTCTTATTTCCATAAAAATCTTGTGCGTAATCTGTTAATTTGAATGCTTTTGACATAGTTTTGACTCCTTTCGTTAATTGTTTTCTAATTCTTCAATTAAATTATCCAATTCCGCCCATTGTGCGTTGACATAATCAATTGTTTCTTGAAGCCTTGAAGCCTTTTCGCGTTGACCTTCATCCAATAGTTCGCGCTTGTATTCGATTAATTCGTTGAATTCGTTCCAACGCGCTTCACGGCGTTCTTTCAATTGTTCTAGTGTTATGTGTTTTGTCATTGTGTTGTTCCTTTCGTTTAATTAATTTTGTTTATAACTCTATTATAGCTAAGCCCTTAGATATTGTCAATAGTTTTTTAAAAGATTTTTATATAAAGTTTTCCACATGTGT